TCCGCAACAACCCCACGGGACTGGGAACCAACATGATGAGAGCTATAGTCACTACGGCTACAGCCCTGACATTCCCGATGACGATTACCGACAATCCTACGGTTGATCTGGTTCTTGACGGAACGGACAACATCCTGATTGATCAAGTTGTGCAATCTCTTGAGTTCGTCAACGACACCTACAACGATATTGATGCTTTAGTTGCCATGATCAACAACCTGTTGGTCAGCAACGGCGGCGACCTGATCGGTGGCTGGCACGCTGTCGCAGTTGGAAACAACCTGCGATTCGTTACCGATGCCCACGGTAGAGACTCCCGCATTAGAATCAAGCCTACAAGCACGATTTTGACGAGCGCAACGCCAATGGACTTCGACACGCTGACACACAGCGGAACTAGCCCCTCTGGCGCTTCCAACAACCCCTCTGGCACAGATACCTTTGGTATTGTCTATGGCGCAAACAACACTAACGGCGATGTAACCTTCACCGTGACGGCTGACTCGCCCGGTATCGACGGCAACTACACCACAGTCAAGATCACCAACAGCACCTTTGAGCAAAACTTCATTATCGAAGTGTACAACAACGGTGTTCAGGTAGAGTCTTGGGGTCGTTTGACCAAGAACACCAATAGCCGTTTCTATGTCGAGACCTACATGGCTCTGGTGTCGGACTATATCCGCATCGTTGACAACACAACGGTTTTGGCTGGTCCTCCCAACGGTGAGTTCACCCTGACAGGCGGTACTGATGGTATCCCATCTGATCCCGACAGGCAGGATGTGCTGTTGGCTGGTAGCCCCTTGGGTTACACCGGTCTGTACTGTCTTAGCGAACCCGAGCAGGTCGATCTTGATCTTATCGCAATCCCCGGCCACAGCAGCACGGCAATTGTGCAAGAAATCTTGGCATTTGCTCGTGACTACCGTCAGGATTGCTTGGCCATCATCGATAGCCCCTTCGGTCTGACCGTCAAGGAAATCGTGGCATGGCAAAACGGTACTCACCCGCTGAACACAACTCGCTTTGATAGCGACTTCGGCGCACTCTACTGGCCTTGGGTCAAGCTTTACGACTCCTACAACAAGGTTGATGTGTGGTGTCCTCCCAGCGGCTCGGTGCTCGCAACCATTGCTCGCAGCGACTTTTTGAGCGCACCTTGGTTCGCTCCTGCCGGTCTGAATCGTGGTGTTGTCCCCAACATCACCGATGTCTACAACCGTCCGACACTCGAAGAGCGTGACCTGATGTACGGTAATCGCAACTGTGTGAACCCTATCGTCAACTTTGTGGATGTGGGTGGCTTTGTGATCTTCGGACAGAAGACTTTGCAGAGAACCCCCACCGCTCTTGACCGTGTGAATGTTCGCCGCTTGATGTTCTACATCGAGAAGAGAATTCGCAAGGCAAGCCGTGGTTTGCTGTTCGATCCCAACGATGAAATCTTCCGCAACAGGTTTGTGAGCATCGCTACACAAATTCTGAACGAGGTGAGAATTGGTCGTGGGTTAAACGATTTCATCATCAAGGCTGACACGGAACTGAACACGCCTGATGTGATCGACCGCAACGAATTTCGTGCAAGAATCGGAGTTCAACCCGTGAGAGCCGCTGAGTTTATGTTCATCGAGTTCTCTATCCACAGAACCGGCAGCTTCGCAGAAGATGCGGCCACATTCTAATCCACATAAAGAGCAACAAGGAGAATAAGCATTATGGTAGAAAATCAAAAGATGGGCATGGGTCAGCTAGGCGGCTCAGGTCTAATTTTCAAGAGAAAGTACCGTTGGACTTTCAGAGTGGATTGTAGCTGCGGTTTTGGCTCAATCCCTGAGTATTTTGTAAAGTTGGCATCCCGTCCCAACCTTACTATTGAAGAGCAGGAAATCAACTTCTTGCACGGCAAGATGTGGATTCCCGGTAAAGGCTCTTGGGAAACAATCACCGTGACCTACTATGACATCGCTGGACCTGACGCTGCTCAGGGAATGCAGACGCTGTTTAGCTGGTTGGCAACGGTGTACGATTTCACCGATCCTGTGAGTCTGAAGCAGTCGTCCATCCGTGGTATTCCCGGTGGCGGCAACCTGAATGCAAATGCAGCAACTCCAAACAATCGTGCTGGAGGTTACTCTGCAAGAGGCACCCTGCAATTGTTCGACGGTTGCGGTCAACCCGTAGAAAGGTGGACCCTTGACAACATGTGGCCTCAAGCTGTCAACTTCGGAGAGCTCGACTACTCAAGTTCTGAAGAAGTAACCCTTGAATTGACACTCCGCTTCAGCGAGGTCACATACACACCGCTGTGCGGTGCAAAGAAGATCACGCCCTGCTGCGTTGGCTGCGGATAACGCACCAAAAAAAAATCTACAGACCTTGTATACAAGTAACTTTGATATACAAGGTCTGTTTTTTTGGAAAGGATTACGATGGCTCAGGAAATGGGTTTTGGGTTTGGTCTAAATGGACCAACAACTCTTTACAAAAGAAAGCATCGATGGCTTCTTAAAATACCTGATGTTTCTGCCGAAGGTATTGATACTCTTCCTCCTACAAAGAGCGCAAGACCATCGCTCAGTTTTAAAGAAATTGAAGCTCAACATTTGACTGAAACTGTCTATTTTCCCGGCAAACCTGACTGGAAGCCCATTCCACTAACACTTTACGAACTCAAAAGACCCAACAGGCATCCAGTATGGGACTGGCTTTCAAATCCACAGTATGGTTGGATATATGCTCCCGATAGGGAAAGTGCATATAAACCATCTTGTGATGGATTCAAGAAACAACAAGCACGACTGGAAATGTATGATGGTTGCGGCAATGTTATCGAAACTTGGATATTTGAATCGGTCTGGTTCAACAATGTTGAGTTTGGCGACCTTGACATGACAGACAGCGGTATCGTGGTGTGTGATTTAACTCTTCGATATGACCGTGCATATTGGGTGCAAGGCTGCAACGCTTTATAATTATTCTTCAGTTCCCTCTACATGAAGTTCTTTGCGAAGCAATTCTTGGCAGGCCTTTATATGGTCTTCAAGGTCTTTGGGTTTGCATTTTAGGACTCTACAAGCACCGCTCTTGTTGAGTCTCCCCTTTTTAGTGTATACCTTAGCATCGTTCAGCAGAAAAGCGTCAACTAATTTGCCATAACCGCTGTCAATAAGTTTTTGGATAAGTTCTTGATTTTCAATTTGATCGAACGAACTTTTGCTTTGCTTTGTCATGATACCTTCAAGGAAATAAAAAGCCAAAGTAAACTATTTACTTTGGCGTGTAAGTTTATTATAAACTGTTATTTTTTGAAGATCAAGGATCACTAACAATATTATGTCTTTTGTAAAGATTTTTAGCTTTTACTGCTGGAATCTTTTGATCCATTTGTATCTGTACGAAATCAAGATATTTTCTCTTGAGTTCATTGTAGTTTCTGGCGGTTCTGTATAGTTGTCGGAAATGATTCAGTATGCAAGTAGTCATGTAATTAAAAGCTTTGCCCTTTTTAGGATCAAAACGATCAATCTTCTCAAAACAAATCATGACTCCTTCTTGAATGGCATCATCCTGATCGATCAGGTTAAACTTAGCATATCTAACAATATTTTCTGACAGGGTGTAGAAAGCTAAAGCCAAATCGTCTTGAGCGTTGTGGTATTTTCCAGACACACCACGAAAATCGTTTTCAACCACGATCCAAGACTGAGGTTTTTGATATTTACCACGCTTGGATGTTCGGTGTTGCGTCCCAATAATATCATCCATCAGGAGTTGATACTTGATTCTTTCTTTCTTTGCTTGCTGAAATCTTACAATGAGGGTTTCAAATGTCTTGTTATTTAAATACTCAGTCGCCATCAAACTCCTTAAAGTTAAGTGCTTTTGGAAACTATTGATAATTTATGGAATTAGCACAAATTATTTTTTCAATCCTTGAAAAACCTGAAGTTCCCAGATTCTATCGTGAACTTCAGTCGTACTACATCACTTTAAATATGACGCAGGAAGCTCAGGCAATAGCTCACCTAATAGAGAAGAAATTCGAGAAAAATCATGAAATCGCCTCTGACAATTAGTATTTTGGTGAAAAACAACGAGGAAACCATAGACGATTGTCTGCAATCTGTGAACTTTTTGAATTGCAATATTCAAATTGGAGACCTTGGATGCCGTGACAAAACTATCAATAAATGTCTGTCTTATAAACCACAAATTGTGAAGTTATCTCTTAACGATGATCTATCAGCAGCAAGAAACGAGCTAATCAAAAATTGTGAGACCGAATGGATCATGATTTTAAATCCATACGAAACTTTTTTGTCTGGAGAAAACCAACTTTTAAATTGTGTTGCTGGACCAGCGGGTGTCTACAAATTTTCCGTTCTACAAAATGATCTGATAACTAAAGAAACCAGACTTTGGCATAGAAGCGAAGCTCTTACTTTTCGGAATCCTGTTTATGAAACCGTAGGGAACAAGGGCAATCTAGTTCCTATTTTTTTAAATTCGTTAAACAAAAAAAACAATATCGACAAATTTGATCTTTGCAAAAAATGGATGGCAAGAAATCCAATAGTTGCAGAGCCCATTTACTATATGGCTTGTACATACTTGCTGGAAAAAAATTGGGATGCATTTATCAACTATGCGGAAATGTATTTACATCAAGAAATGAAAAGAGAAATGTCCTTTTACATGACTCACTACTATTTGGCTGTTGTAAATTGCTATGTCAAAAAAAACTTTGCAGCAGCAATTCAATCAGTAAGCAATTGCATAGTCAAAAAGCCAATGATGGCCGAATTTTGGTGTTTGCTTGGCGACATCTACTACGCTATGAACGAGTATGAGAAAGCATATCATTTTTTTCAAAATGCTTTATATGTTGGACAAAGAAGGGCCACAAATTGTGATTGGTTCATGGAAATATCAAAATACAAAGAATATCCAGAGAAAATGATGACTGCTTGTTCTGCTGCAAAACGGTCAACATCTCTATATGTATCTCAGTAAATAATATCCAGTTCATTTACTATGACGGTAACCATGTCTTCAAATCGTGACATAGCTATTTGCTTCCTACCGGGGGCAAGCTTTTTTAATTTTGATTCAAGTTCATCTATTTTGCAATTGATCACAGTCCAGTTGTTTTCTGCTAACTTTTTGACTTCTTCATCGAGTTGGGACACAGGTCTGCCGGGATAATAAGCCTGAATTTGCTGTCTGGCTTCAGTCATTACTTTTTTGTAGATGGGCATATTGCAGGCACACCCCGGATTATTGAGGTATTTTTGCATATCCTCTTTAAATCCTTCGGGCAGACTGTCTCTGAATCTTTTGTCTCTTAAAGCTTGTTTGACATCCATCAAAGTAATTGGTCTACTCATTTTGTTCCTCGGCTTTCTTTGCTGGATCGTATGCCCTGACTGTATATCCGCATTTAGGGCATTTATAAAATTTTTGTCTTTTTAAATCGGGTGCAACCGCTGCCTTTCCTGTCATAGGATCGATTTTAGGAATTGCACGGGGTATAGTGCTTCTCTTAACTACAATCAAATCATCTAAATCAGTTCCATCCGTGAACCTCTTATAGTTGCATTTGTTGCAATGCAAAACATAGATTTTTTTGTCAGGATTCATTGCTTTCTGCTTCGACTGTGTGCATGTGATTGTCTTGTGGAAAATTCAATACGGTTTGAGACTCAACCCAATTTAAAAGAACTGCTGCAAAATTGGCCAAAAAACCTCCAGCGCAACCACATGCGAAAATCTGCCAAGGGTCAAATGTCAACCATACCCAACCCATCAAAAAACCAGTCCATGTGCCACAACACATGTAGCAGTCAACAACACCGCCAAGTTTGGGAATCTTGATTGCATTTGATGCTGTTTTGACAAAGTCTCGCAACCATTGAAGAATGCTTCCATCAACGATTATGTGAGCCATTCCAACTGTACTAAGAACAAACAACAAAAAATGAATAGTCATATTTTCCTCAACGCCAAAAAGTAATTTTTACATTATTGCCTTTTCTATAAAGGCAAAAATCCTTATAGTCGGCAAACCTGCAAAGTTCGCCATAATCTTCTACATTACAATCATAGTGTTCAACTATTTTATTGTTCAACTTATTGACCTCAATTTCATCATTTAAAATTTCAGAAATTTTTACATTATGTTCTGGTTTTAGTGCATTCAACAGATCAAGCATGGCCTTTTGTCCCATAGCTCTGAGGCCGGGAATCCTATGGGACATCTCCCATTGATCAAAAATATATCTGAATTCTGGAAGCAGCGCACGAACCTGCTTGTTCATAAAAATTATTTGTTCAATATTTTTTAGATTTATTTCCATAATACTCTCACTATTTTAACCAATGACGGAAACTACATTTAAGCTAGTGTTCCAAGGAGACAAAAGATGGCAGACGATAATTTTCGCCCACGCAGACCAGATGAAGTAAATCCGACAAACAATCCTGTTGACATGGCTCAACAAATCAGACAACAAGCAGACCCAGAGGGCGCAGCAGCGCCAGCGGGCGGTTTCAGCATTCAGGGAAGCATTCCACCAGCATTTCAGGCTGCTCTTAACGCCGCTCGTGGAGACGCTCAGCCTGAACCCAAGCGAGGTTTTGGCCAAATGAGTGCTGGAGGAGAAGGCCCTGTTGTGCCGCCAGCACGCAGGGAGCAGACCAATTTTTCTGCCACAGGCCACCTCCAAGAATTGCTTGCCAACCTGAAAGGCAGCACGGGAACCTATGAAGAAATAGAACTTCCTTCTAAGGGTCGTTTCTATGATGGCACAGACGGACCTTCCAATGGCGTGGTTTCCATTCGTGCCATGACAGGCGAAGAAGAACAAATTCTTGCAACCCCACGCTTTGTTCGCAAGGGTCAAGCAATCAATATGATATTCCAAAAATGTATCAGAGAAAATTTCCGTCCCGAGAATCTTTTGACTGTTGATAGAACATATTTGCTTATTTATCTGCGTGGTATTTCTTACAGTCCAGAATACGAGGTGGAAATCAAGTGCCCCGAGTGTGAGAAGAAATTCAACACCACTATTGACTTGAACAGCCTTTATGTTGAGTCTTGTCCTGATGGGTTTGGTCCTGTTTTGCAAGATGTGCTTCCATCTAGCAAACTGCCTTTCAGCTACAGGCTTTCCACAGGTAAAGACGAACAAGACATTCAAGAGCATAGAGATCGACGCATCAAGGCCTTTGGCGACTCCAGCGCCGATGATACACTCATTTACAGAACAGCACAACTTCTTAATGATATCGATGGAATTACTCAAAAAACTGAATTGCAGGTTCTTTTGAAGAATCTTCCAATCAATGATGTCGCATACATTCGCAACCTTGTGAATGAGCCTCCCTTTGGTGTCGATACAGGTGTGGAAATCATTTGCGCAAGCTGCTTGCAGGAGTTTGAAATCGACCTGCCCCTTGAAGCAAATTTTTTCTTTCCACGCCGGAAGAAGGCGAAGACCCAAGCCTAGTTCTCTGGCAACAATTAGCTGAGGAGATTTTCTTTTTTCAGTATCACATGCGTTTAAATATGCAAGGGTCAATGAATCTTCCAATCAACCTGAGAAAGTGGATGATTGAAAGATTCATCGAGCAGAAGGAAAGTGAAAATCAAGCAATGGAAGCTCAACAACGGAAGGCAAGGTCGAGGAAATAATGGGAAAAGAGCGTTATCAAAATCCGACCTGTGGAGATGAAATCACGCTGCGGTTGTTTACCTACAACAGCAACAACCGCAGCAATGTCCAGTCTATACAGGAAGTTAAAATCTACATTATTGATGATAGCGTTCGCAACTCAGAGAATCCTGAAGGCTTGCGTCTTGTGCAAACTATCGATGGTTCATTGGTAGTAGAAGAAGAAACTGGTCAATATTCAGTTACATTTATTGCAAATCCAGACCTTTACAGCATAGGCAACTACTATGATATCTGGTCTGTAACATTTGAAAGCAACGACTGCGCAACTGCGCAAATATCTAACAAGTTTAAAATCTATAGCCATCTATGGTTTACTTCTCCAATTCCTCTGGTTTACGATTTTAACTTTAACTTCAGACCGAATAGGCTTCGCAAAGGCTCTAAACGGTATGTGATGATCCAAATCACCCCGAATGTTCCACGAGGTGCCGACATTGTCCCCTATTACGAAAATCTTGCCATAGTCTCGGATTTAAGGGTCAGCATGTCGCTTTCATGTGGAGAATGTGTACCCGCAGAGGAAGACCTCAGGCTGGTTGTTGATCGGCACCTTGTGGAATATCGGGAAAAAGGTTACGGTTATTGGTATCTTGACACAAACCTTTATGAAGAAGGCATTTACGATGTTTGGTTTGAGCTCGCTCTGGGCGAAAACATCTATGTTTCTGAGAAAAATGCCTTACAAATTTTCAGTTAATTGAAAATTTTCCAAAGTTTTCGTGAGTATTTTTGCCAAATTTGTGAGATGCAAGTAACGAAAAGCACTCGCTTTTCTTTATTCCAACATGAAATCGTGTTAGGGTGTGTTTCTACACTCATAATACAGGGAGGTTTTCATGGCCGCACAAGCACAAACTTCGCAATCTACTCTTAACACCAAACTCGATTGGTGGATTAGTCACAACAAGAATGTCCTGTTTGTTGGCAAACACGGCGTGGGCAAGACTGCGATGGTCAAAGATGCCTTTGACCGTCACGGGCTCAATTGGCGCTATTTTAGCGCAGCAACGATGGACCCGTGGGTTGACTTCGTTGGCGTACCCCGTGAGAAAACGGAGCAAAAAATTCCCCCAGAATTCACGATCATTCGTGAATTAG